TGATGGCATTTCGGTACATCTTGAGAAAACCATCTCCATCAGATCTGTCTGTTCGACAGTCTGTTGGAGGGTTTCCACTCTCTTCATGTACAAGTATAACGCCTCTACCTCGGATGAGGTAGTTAGGTGTTTACTTGCAACAAGTCTATCTAATACGCCCGGAGGAACCTTGTGTGCAAGGTCCCTCGGGACGATTATAAATTCTCTAATGGGGTCGTCCTCAGGTATGGAAAATACCTCAGTGACGGCCTCACTATCAAAATGTCTTTCCATAGTCTTAACTGACCTTAAGTTAGTTAAGTTCTTTGGAACTTCTCCTAATAATTCCCTAAGGGCTTGAACGGTGACGTTCGTGACCTTAGGAATTTGACTCCATATGGCATTAGCCCAGCTTTCTGTATTCCAGAAAGCTGGCATTTTACCAACACTAAATATCTGTCTCGGTAGGTATACGGGCCTACGCTCGTATCTCAGACCGAGACATATATCTTGCATTACGGAAGCTACTTGGAACAGGTGTCCTTCGACACCTTGTTCCGAGTATTCCGTATCTTTACCTAGGAGGGTGTACTTGCCGTCTTTGACGGACGAGTAATCCCTCCTATCTTTCTTTGTGTCCAATACCAGTCTCATCTTAGGATGATCCAGGTATGGCAACAATCTGTTATCCTTGAGCTTTGACGCCGTCCGAACGGTGTTAAAGCGGTCAAGTGGTATATGAAAGACTTCTTCGCAATAAGTTCCCCAGGAACTCGTCACGAAGAAGTCGTCTTCGGAGAGTTCATACCCCAACATCGCTGCAGCGTTGTTGAAGTATTGAACCCACCTAATCATTTTGGAGGGCTCGTCAGCACCGAGGATGATAGCAGTATCATCCCCGTTGCCGTCGTGCACAACTTTTACGCTCGGCTCTTTCTTTGAGGCGTACGCCTCACAGATAGGGTGAGCTAAAGACAAATTGGACTTAGTCAACGGATCCCCCATGGGGACTCCGTTGACCTGGACCGAGTGAAACTTTCCATTAATGTATATGTCCTTTGGACCAGGCCATATACATTTAATGGGATCTAATATGGTGGCAGGTAGTCTCATCTTCTCGAGGAGTCTACCCATCACCATGTGTGCAGATTTAAAGGATGGTATGTCTGTGGCTGAACGCCAGTCCAGACTTACTATCCTTTTATGTTTTTCGAATAGGACGTGACCATCAACCGGATCGAGGTGATCGATCCGGCTGATGAAGTTCCATCCTAGTCTACCAGAAGATAATCCATTCTTCAAAGAGCGCATGCTCTTTGCAGCTTGGATTGTCATATGCGAGAAGGGTTGTAGGAGTGCATCTTTGTAAAAAGATCCACTCTGTACAACCCTAACTTTTGCGTTTTCTCTAATAGCGGCGACATTTGTTTTATAAATGTCGTCGCTAGAAGAGTTCACTTTTTCGATCGCTTTCCTGAAGGCCCAGTTTCCTAACTGGCCTCCAGGATTGCGAACACTAAAAGGAGGTATGTGGGGAAGGTCGGGTACTTTGCGCAAGTACCCGAACTTCCCCTCTTCTCTTTTGGAATTCTCAGTGCAGGCACTCGTTGATAACGAGATCCTGAACTGGGGATTCCCAGCTGCTTGAGTGACAACCTGGTCAAGGATAAAATCGATGGACTCGATTAAATCCTTGTCAGGTTTGAATTCTTTCTCGACGGTGACTTCAGCAATAAACTTGTCTATTGCTTCGGCCGCCATCTTGTTATTTCCTAGCCCAGATGCTCTGGACTGCGTGAATACGCAGGCCCGGAACATGTTGGACTTACTATTGATTCCTACGCGTGAGTTGAACTGGTCAATGACCAGTTGAGCCCACGCGAGTCTTCGTTGTTCATGTTCGGTCAATGTTGCTTTCACGCCAGTGAAAGCACATTTCCGAACCCTTTTTCGCATTTTCTTCAACGAGGTTACAAGACCACCATAGTCTTGTAACCCGTTGGAGATCACACTATTCATGATACGGTCAGACACCAAGTATGCACTTTGGTCTCTAGCCGTAACAAATATCTCGGGATAGGATATTAACAATGTTGTTAATACTCCATCCGCTGTATGAAGTATCTCCTTAAGTTGTAGAGCCCCGTTCCGGGACTCTAACAACCTATGGAGAAGATTTTTGTT